TTTGAACCACTTAGTTAAACTCATTTTTTCTCGGCTTTTCTTATTTGTTCTTTACCTTTTTTAAATATATCTGCCACACCTTTTTTACCCATCACTTTTGCTCTTTGTTCTCCTACAGTTAAAATCTGTATTTTTCTGGCAAAAGGTTTTTTTATTCTTTTGACTTTATTAACTGTTCGCGTTGCGTCAGCCATAGTCTTAAACTTTATGCTTACTGTGTCTTTTGGGTTTTCGTCAGTATATAGCCTTCTTCCGGATCCTTTTGGTTTTTTACCCGTTCCTACCTTTGGATCTTTTTTTTTCATTAGGCTCTAGGCACTCTAGTCTTTTTGCGTTTGCTATCCATCATAGCTCCACATCCTCTTCCCTGGACCATCATTACAGATCCGCCATCACTCATAAAACCCATTTTATTTCTTACTTTTTTAGGTAATTTTGGCAAGCCTCTGTTAGCAGCTGGTATAGGTTTCAGTCCTTTAATTTCACCGCCATCTGCTTTTTTAGCACCTTTGTATTTACCACCCATTTTTTTGTACTCAGAAACCATATAAGCATTGGCGTAAGCTGACGGGTAAACGTCAAACTTTCTTTTAGCCTTTGCTTTGGCCTTTGCATACAAAGCTGGGTTAGCAACATTAGATGGAGTTTTAGATTTAGCTCCACCACCTTTGTTCATCTTAATTGATTCAAGTGTTTTGGCCTGGCCAGCGTGTAACTTACTAGCTTTTTTCAAACCCTTAACTACTTTGTTTATTTTCTTTTTTGACATAATTATTTACCAATTTTTACAGGACCAATAACCAGCAGTGAATACGTCTTTTTTCTTTTGTACTGCGTCGCAGTTATGTCTTGCTCTGAAACTTTTTTTACGCGCTGGTTGAGCCTTTTTGATTTTCATATTAGGATCACCATAACGCACTATTTTTACTTGATCGCCTTTTTTAGCTAAAACAGCAAACTTTTTGTTTTTGCCTGGTGTACGTTTTTGTTTGTTGTAACCAGAAAAAGTCTCCCCGCGGTAGGATAACCTACCGCTAGGAGATCTAGTGACGTCTTTGGTCGTCGCCATCTAGTAGTTTTTAGTCAGAACCAAGATTATGGAGTAAGCGTCCCCGTTGCTGTGACCTACTGTTGTAAAGTCAATATCACCGGTTACACCAGATCCCGCATTGTTAGGAATACCTGTAAATAAATCATAATATTCATCCCCGGTACTATCAGCCGGTAAAGGTATCGCCAAAACATTTGTGGAAGCGTCAAATTCGAGATCTACGCCCATTCCACGACATGCCCAATATATTCTTGAAATTGAAACCGAAGTACAAGCAGAACCCGCACTGTTACTAGCTAACGCTGATACGTCAACCTTTTTAACAGAGGCTTCGCCCGTGCCATCGCTCTCATTGGTAAATTTCAAGATTGCGAGTTTTTCGCCATCTTGTATGGTTTGACTGGTTACTGTATCAGCCATGTTTTACTCCTTACAGTTCAGTATTTGCTGTACGTTCTTTGCTTGCGCCAATGTAATCGACAGTCAAAGTTTTTGCAGCAGCAGCACCATTTTGAATACCAAACGATACAGTCAACTCTTCGTTGTCTGGTGAGTTAGTGCTTACTACAGTGCCAGCTAGAACATTGTTTTGGAAAACGTGAAACTTCTGATCTCTAGGATCATAAACAAAACCTAAAGTCATAAAAGTATCGTCTGCCAGGGAATTAGGCAAAGTCAGTGTAGATTGAGTGCTATCTTTTTCAACGATAAAGCTAATTGTTGCAGCTCCATCTGATTTCAAAAAGAAGATCCCATCTGTCACATCTAATGGTGATGTGTCTGTAAGTTGCAAACCAGCAACAATATCAGACTGTGTAGCATCATTAGTTTTGAACCTCATTTGGAACGCTAACTGCTTACCGGACTCGTATTTGAAACCTTCCTTTTTAAGTTGGAAGAAGTCAGCATCGTTGTCTCCAGCTGCGTTGGTTACCAAAAGTAAACCACCATCGCCATCAGCTAATGCTTCTGTTGCGGATCCTGTGCCATCCTCAGTTGTTGTAATTGTCCAATCGGACGCTAGGTAAGTATCAAAATCATTAAAATAAGTGTGATACTTATGGGGTGCCGGAGCTTTTAATTTACCTAATGTTGAATCAGCTCCAACATTGGTAACTCCAGAAGTGAAGTGTGTAGTCATAATCAGCCTCCTTATAAATAGCCATTGCGAGCACCATGCCCGCAACAATTAGTTCTACAAGATTGATGATACTACTAGGCTATTTAATTCGCAACTTTGAGATCTTCCTGATTGGCCAGGTATTCAAGTTGGGCCAGGGTGCTAGGCATGCTGGTGTGATGAACACTGATACCTCCAGCTGCCGCCCAGGCGTCGCAGTTAGACTTCTTATCGTCTACCAGGACATCGCCAGGTTTTGCGAAAACTCCTTTGTGTTTGCCTTTGATTGTGCATGTTACTACAACGTGTGGATCTACATGCTGGTGGATCCAAGCTATTTTATCAGCCACTACCAAAGGTCTGTTGATCTCACCGGTAGCCGTGAGGATCTCCCAGGGTAAACCGATATTTTTGACCAGGGCAATTAGATCTAACATGCCTGGCATAACCGGTAAGTTTCTGAAAAGTCTTTTGTTTATGAAGTCGGCCTTTTGTTCGTCGTAATGGCCTTCACCCTCCAAGGGCCCGTTTATGTAATCCGGGCCCTCTACTCCTTTGACAAAATCTGCCAAAACTCCATCCATGTCTAAGTATATTTTTTTCACTAGGCTATCCCATTTTTTACTAAACATTTGTTGTAAACATGATTAGCATAATTGTTTATTTTTGCTTTGATCTCTTCTTGCTCGGCATCTTTTTTTGCCTTTTCTTCGGCATCCATCATGGTTGCGTTTGTAATCTCAACCTTTACAAACTTGTTTACATGTTGAATGGTTTTTGTTTCACAGATCTTTGCTCTTTGCTCGTTTGTCAACTTAGTTTCGTCAACAAGATCTTGAAACTCTGCAAGCCATTCTTTGCTGGCCCAGGCCGGATCTAAAGAGTGTGTTTTAATGTGGCCATCTTCGTTCTCATATAAAACCTTAATCCCGGCATAAGTGCTCTTTTTAACGGCGCACCATTTATCAGTCTTTGGGTTTAGAGTCTGATAACAAAGCCTGTCGCCTCTTTTAGTTGTTTCGATCCAATATTTTCTTTTGGTTCTCAACTTATATCCCCAGGGATAATCTTCAACAACAACTGCATTATCAGCTGAATCTTTGTTATAAATGATATTAATCATTACGCCACCTCCGTTACAATGTGTTTCCAGCTGGCATAAGGCTCACAGAACAAACCAGCTGCTTTGAAGTTTGCGTCGAGCTTAACCTCGAACTCATAGTCAGGATAATCGGCCTCACAAGGATTGACCGCGTCCCAACCGCCTCCGCCGTCACACAAAAAGCAGTACGCTTCTTCGTGGTCATACTCAGGAACAAAGAACCACTCGTCAGGTCCATACTTAGCTAAGTCTGGATCTTTAAATGCGACCATGACTTTGTTGTCTTCAACGTAAGCGTCGTAGCACTTGTGATGCTCTTTTATAGTCTTGACCAAGACTTTCTCAATTTTTGGTTTTAGATTTTTCATCTTTTCTCCTTTTTTGTTGTTGGTTTCGTGTCTCACATAGATATATTACAGTATTTGCATAAATATGCAACTATTTACAACTATAAATATACAAATAATTTAGGCCAAAAAAAAGGGCCCCAAAGGGCCCTTCTGTAACACTGAGTAATAAAGTGTGTTACTACTTCAAATTATGCGCCTTGAGATCCGTAGACTCCTCTCCAATCCGAGAAACCGAACGAGTATCTTTCTCTAGCTTTATATCTAATGTTGCCTGTTGAAAAGTCTGGCTCCATAGAAGTCTCCATTGGAGATCTTTGGAACATTTTTAGACCTTCGCCCATGCTGTTCACAGATGTTAAGAGGAAGAAAGCATCCGGATCTGATAGGTAATGATTAACAACGTAACCACCAGGTAAAACACCTGTGTTTTTGATTGCGTTGATGTCATTATCAGCAGTTCCAGATCTTTGGTTTGACTGTAATATTCTGTCAGCAACAAACACTAATTGTGGTGGAACCACAAGTTTGTCTGCTTGCACAGATATTGTCAGACCTCTATCGTCTGTAAATGTAGATATATCAATTAAAGCATCCTCTAGTGAGGCTTCATTAAGGTCTGCCATAGTTGTAGCTCTATTCGCAGCTGTTCCACCACCGGCTAGGGGGTGAGCAGTATTGATTAGAGAAACACCATCACCGCCAGTAAAACTGGAAGAGAAAGCGTTATTCAGTACGTCAGCGCCTTTGACTTCTTTGGTGTTAGCCATAGATTTAGCCAATGCTTTAACATATCTTTTACCTAAAGAATCGTAGAGATTGTCTTCGACTGCTTCCTCAGTTAGTGCAAAAGCCAACGCAACTGTATCGTGCGTGTATCTTGCGCTAAAACTTTCGTTAGCGTTATCAAATTCAACACTCTGCCCTTCTGTTTTGACAGGTGCGCCGCCAAAACCGGTGACTAATACCTCTTCTTCAAATGCTCTATTTGAATCCTCAATTACAAAAATATCTTCATACTCTTGGTCATAAGAATCATAGGACATCCCGAAAAGTGCATTTAATCCTGGTTCTAACTCTTTAGCTAATTGTGCTCTTGAAATTGCCATTTAATTAACTCCTTATGCTAGTCCAGCACCCTTCTGTCCCATAATGTGGTTTTGAATCACACACAAAACATTAGTGTTTGCTGATGCTACATCGTCGTTATTAGGATCCTGAGATATATCTAATGCTTTTAGAGGTAGAGTAGCAGTTGTAGCTCCTGTTGTTACGTCTAGCTCTAAATTAGATATTCCGGACTGTGTGCTGCCTACAGGTGATCCGTCTACAATGTCGAAGTTTCCGAACAAGTCAGCAACAGGCATTGCTGCGTCTGCTTGTACTTCAAATACGACGTTTGCATCGTCAATCACGAAAGCAAGAATATCACTGGCAGCAATACTACCAGGATAATAGTTTGAGAAAACTTGCTCGCCTGTAGTGGGATCAGTGTATCTACATCCGTTAAACACTCCAACAATCGGAACAGTTCCAGTTGCAGCGTGTCTACCGATTACTCCGGCGGTGAGCTGTGTGCACAGATCTCCTTGGAATATTGGTGTAGTAGCACCACTGGCTATCCTATAACGAGATTGTCCTCCGTTATAAGGTTCGCCACCCATCATACGAACAGGTTTACATCCAAAAGCGGCATCTTTATTTGCCATAAGAATTTCTCCTATTATTTATGATCGTTACTTTTTCCCAAAAGTAACATTAGATCTTCTATCAGCGTCATACTTGACATACCTTCCGTCTTTCCTGGATTCACTAAATATATTATTATCTAGTGCTTCCTTCTTACGGGCAGTTTGATCTTCATAATAAGCATTACGTTCATTACGAGTCTCGACAGGTATTTTCGCTAACAGTAGTCCTTCGCTATATATATAGCCAGCATGTCTACCAGAGTCAGCAGTTGGAAAAGCAAACTCAGCTGGTAAATCGGTCCCTCTTACGAGCTCCCAACCTTCTCTGAGTCTTCTTGCCACATTCGCTTTATCTTCCTGGCCCAGCATGGATTCTCTTATCCAACGATATTCATATCCTTCTGGTGGTTCAGGAACCTCTAGTTTTCTTACCGGCCTCCATGGTTGTCTTCGAGAATTATTATCGTGAGACTCGGACTCACGGGATTTTCTGGAATGTACTTCTACGTTTGTTTCTTCCGTCATTTTGCCTCCCTTGTAGCTAGTTTTTGTTTTTCTTTAGCGACTGATTTCAACCACGCTTCATCTGTCATGCCGTGTGGTTTCAATCCTTGTAGAGTTTCGACTTCGGATTTCGTAAAACGTACGCCGTTCTCTTTGCCTTGTGTTTTTTGCCGACTTCCTACGGAAGCAGAGGCGACTCTTTGCACAGCGGGCCTGTCCTCTCTTTGTCCGG